AGATGCAACAAGAGCAGGCGCAGATGCAACAACAACAAGGAGCTCCCCCACCTGAAGGGCAGGGGGGACCAATGGCTGGACCTCCGCCTGAAGGAATGGTAGAAGAAGGGGCAATGTAATGGTAGGACGTCCAGAATCCCGTGCGGATTTACTGGCAATGCTTCTGACACATCCAGGTTGGAGTGCAATAAAAGAAGAATTTGACAGGCGATGTACTGATGAAATGGACCGTATAGTTAACGGCACCCTCTACGATCAGGAATCTATTGCAAAGCACCACATCTCCATAGGGAGAGTGAGGGCGTGGAAGGAAGTATTAGAATTTCCAGAAAACGTCGAGAAATTTGGGCCTCCACGGTGAATAGCCAGGGGTCAACACCTAATACGATCCGATTAGCGGGACATTGTTAGCGGTGAGCTAAAAGAGACGGAGAAAATGGCTGAAGAAGACGTAAGCCCCCAACCGGAAGATGAGGTTGATACGGGTGACCAAGACGAGGACATCTGGGACAGTGCTCCAGAAGTAGAAGATGAGGACGACCCCAAGGAAGAAACTGAGGCGAAAGCTGAAGACGAAACTGAGGAGGAAGTTGAGGAGGAAGCCGAAGACTCTGAAGATGAGGAAGAGGAAGATCCCGCTCACGACTATGAACAGAGATATAAGTCCCTTGAAAAAGAGTTTCATAAAAGAAACGAAGCAAGTGCAAGAGACAGGGAAGATTTCAACGACCTTAGAATACGCTCGTTAGAGCAGGATAAGGAGCTTGATACCCTGAAGAAAGGCTACAAGGCGCCGGACACCCCTCCAGACCCAAGCGATGAAGGCTCGTTTTTTGACGAGGATGATCGCACAACGATGGAGGAATTTAGCGAAATTACTGGAGTAACCAAAAAGTTAGTTCAGCATGAAGTAGCCAAGGCATTAAGTAAGGTAGGCCCCAGCATGAACAAGGATTCAGAAAGGGTCGCCCAGCTTGAAAAAGCCTATCAGGACCAGAACTACCAACAGTTCCTGAGTAATCACGATAATTCGATGCTCAATTCAGTTGGAGATGACTATCGGGATATTGACAAAGATCCAGATTTTCAATCCTATGTTCTGAAGTCACCAGCACTTACTAAAATGATGACCGAATCCACGTCTCCTGATGATCATGCGTCAGTAATGAATTTATGGCTGGAAAATACAGAATCCGGCAAGGGTTGGCGAGTAGCAGAAGAGCCACCACCAAAGGCGCAGACAGAAGGATCAGCTAAAAAACAGAGTACGAGACGCAAGGCGGCCTCGAACCTGATGAGTAACTCCGCTCCAAGAATAGAAAAAAACACCGACAACATGTCGGATGAGGATCTCTGGGAGAGTCTCCCGAACCCTAAGGATGATTATTAGGCGATCCTTATTTTTAATAACTTTATTAGGAGTTGATTATGGCAGCTTATGGCGGAACGGGAAGCGTTACGCAGGCCACCAGTTACGGTGACCTCAGCAAAAACGATGCGTTCACTATACAGAAAAAGATGTTACCAATTGCAAAGCGATTGCTGACATTTGCGAAATTCGCACAAAAAGAAACTAAGCCTCAGAAACAAGGTTTAGAGATCAGACACCGTCGTTACGAAAGATTTCCAGTCGTGGATTCCCCGATTGCGGAAGGTGTAACACCGGACTTTACCTCGCTTGAGCACACCACGCTCATGCATACGCTGAAGCAATTCGGAAGTTATGTGAATACCACAGACGTCCTTTTGGCAGCCTCGCATGATCCGGTTCTCAACGTTATTTCAGAACGGCAGGCCACACAAGCTGGTGAGACAATTGACTTTCTCAGCTACAAGACCTTCCGTGCAGGAACTCAGGCAGCATATGCTGGTGGAACCAGTCGTGCTACTGTTGATGCTACAATTGGCCTAGCCGCACTAACTTCTGCTCAATCCTCTGCTCCTACGGGATCCGACGGATTGATACAGAAAGCAATTCGTGTGCTGGAGCGTAATGATGCCGTGAAGCTTCGCAAGAAATTGAAAGCAGCAGTTGGTATTGCTACCGAGCCAATTCGTGAGTCATTTGTTGGAATTTGCCACCCTGACCTTCGTCAGGATATTGAAGCAATTACCGGATTTGTCCCAGTTGAAAAATATAGTGAAACTGGCGATGCAATTGAAGGTGAAATTGGTTCCGTAAGAGGTGTCAGATTCATTACTACAACGCAGGCTGTACCCTTTGCAGATGCAGGAGCCACGTTAGCTTCTGGTAATGCACAATACGCTGTTTCAACCGGCGGTACTCAGGGTTCTTCTGGTAACGCCGATGTATATCCCGTTATCATCCTTGCAGCCGATGCAATTGGTTGTGCAACACTTGGGGGCATGGATTCTCTCCGCTCCAAAGTTGTTATGCCCCGCCCAGGACCTGGTGACCCTTTAGGTCAGCGTGGTACTGTTGCATGGGATACATTCTACTCTTGTATTATTTTACAGGATCTGTGGATGTATCGCATTGAGTGCATGGCGACTAACTTATAATCCTAACCTTATGTAGTCCTCAGCTACGGGATCCCCCGTAGCGGGGGCTCCTATACCCTAAATGTCTAATTTCGGAGAAATCTATGGACTCTATAAAAACAAAAATTGTCAATGTGGGGCAGAGCACGAAGCATGACAATGTTACCTTTTCGGATCTGAGTGCCACTGGCACTTATACCCGTGCGCTCTACATTCCTATGGGAGCAAGAATCGACCAGATTCAACTACGCTCCTCAGTAAGATTTGCAGGCAACTCAACAGCGATTACCTATAAGTTTGGGTATCCAGTTGGTGTATCTCAGTCTGATTCAACAAGTGCCACTGCCGCTGCTGATGTAGTTGCAGCTTGGGACTTGGATGCCTTAGTACCTGGTACTATGGTAATCAATCAAAATTCAATGGAAGGGCAGATGGTATTGCCACCTATGAATAAATCTTCAGCGACTGTGGCCTTGTCTAACATCACTGAGTATTCTTCTTCGGGAGAATATGTGGTTCCGGTTATTGCTACTATTGTAGTTGCAACTGGGATACCTACCTCTGGTTCAATGTACTGGTGGGTAGACTATCGTTTTGATGCCAATGTAGTTTGGGAACAATCAACTTTAGCGTAATAACCTAAAGATTAAGTAATTTACTGAGCGGGGGCAACCCCGTTTGGTATTAACTGTAACAACTATAATAAGGAGATTATATGCCAACAGCGGGTGGATTATTAGGGAAAAGCGAACACATCCCCAAGCACGGTAAAAAACATAGTTCATATCAAGACGCTGGTGAAGGCCAGTGGGTAATAATGCCAAACGGCATGAAGATGGCCAGAGAGTGGAAAAAGGGAGATCCTGTTCCAGAAGGCTATTGTGTTATCAATATTGATCATGGACATAACAACACAGAGATGGGCCCTGTCCCAGTTACACATGGTGAGAATACAATAATTATTCCCCGTGGTACAGATAGGATAGTGACGCTTCTCCATGTAAACGTACTGAATGACGCAGTCACTACCGACTATTTTCAAAAGAATCTGATGAGCAACCTAGTATCAAGGTCGAACAGGCGTTTTAATTTTATTGTTAAAAAATGGCCAAAGACTGGGAATGAAATGGGAGTTTCATTAGAGGATCTTGAAGATGCAAAAGAGCGTCACGAGGTAATAGACCTTGACCAAGATTAATGAATCGCAAACAAATAAGAGAACGAGTTGAAACAGCATTACAAGATAGAGACAACAGACACTGGACAGACGCAGAAATAAACCAGTACATTGATGACACTCTTGTAGAGTTTACTCGCATCTCAAAGTATCCTCAGTCAGAGGGATCTGCCACTAATCCTGGCGGGACTACTCCCATAGGCGAGGCTACACAAACAGGCACACTGACCGTTGATGGGAAAACTGCTACTATTACTTTCAGTGGTGACCATTCATACAGCGCAAACGATGTCGTTGTAGTCTCAGGAGGTACCCCCACTGAGTATAACGGAGCATTCCCTGTCCTTATCCCCACCACAACCACACTTACTTACAGGGTAACCCTTGGTGACACAGTCACCGATTCTTCTGTTTCTGTTTTTAGGGTAGGCCCCACTTTTACCAAACCCTCCACAATTGCAGAAATAGTATCCGCAAGCATAGATGGCAGGGAACTTTCCATACACACAGAATCCGAACTGAATGCAGCCGCAGCTTCTCGTGGCTACCGTCATTTTATGCTCGAATCTTCCATGGGATTCCATCCCAACGCTTTTGCATCAGCAATCTCAACTGTAGACAACACACCAAAGTGGCGAGCTCAGACCGGTCCAATTGAAGCAATTATCTTTAATAATCGTACAGCGAGCTCGTTCAGGATTTACCCCCTGCCAAAGGCAGACAAGGATCTGTATGTTGACAAGGACGCAACAGCCAAGGTATTCCATACTCTCACAATACGAGGCGTACCGGTATCAAGTGCACTAGCCAGTGATACAACATCACCAGACATCAATTCATACTGGCATGAGGCTATTGTTTATGGTGCTCTGGAGAGAGCATGGCTGAAGGAATCGAAATTACAGAATGTAGAGAAGTCCAGCATGTACCGTAATAAGTTTATGGAACATGCCAATCAGGCAAGGTACATGGAGGGTATGACATCCGGTGCCCTCAGTGAAGGCCGTAACCAAGGCGGATTCAGAATAAACAGGAATTTATGAAAAAGAAAAAGAAGAAGACTCCAAAAGGATATAAGGAGGAAGGTCTTCTCGGTTCACAGGGATATTAATGGCTGAGGCTTTATACATCTGTAAGCAATGCGGAAAAGAACAGAATAGTGATTTTACTAAGGATGACGTCAAAAAAGAAAGTTCTTGGGTACATACTGCCGATTGTGGCGTCCCAAGGGAATTAGCAGAAAATCCTTCACCCCTCAATGAGCAGGAAGACCTCCTTGATGATACAGAAGAATAATAATGGCAGCAGGAAAACACGATATCACGATTGAGCAGGGAGCTACATTCACTCTCAATCTATCATACAAAAACAG